CAAATGCCCCCAGGAGTTCGTCAAGCAGGAGCGTCAGAAGAGGGTAGACACCACCATCGGCACCCAGTTGCAGGACTTCGGGGTGGGGTTATGACCTCAGCGAAGGACTGGGTCATAACCCCGGATGAGATGAAGCGGCTGGGGAAGCTCACCCTTGAGGAGAAAGTTTCTTACACCGTAGCTCTTCTCCAGGAGTGGTATGACCACTTTGGAGGGAAGGTCTACGTGGCCTTCTCTGGGGGCAAAGACTCCACGGTCCTGCTTCACCTTGCTCGAAGCTACGTTGATCCGAACATCCCCGGGGTGTTCTCTGACACCGGTTTGGAGTACCCCGAGATCCGTGAGTTTGTAAAGACAAAGGAGAACATCATCTGGATCAAGCCGGAGAAGTCTTTCAGGTGGGTTATCCAGCACAACGGGTACCCAGTGATCTCCAAAATGGTATCCACTGCAGTGAGACACCTTCAGCACCCACGGCCCTCCAACGAGAACATAAGGCACCTGGTTGATACCGGGTACACCCGTTCGGGGAAGTACTCACCCCGCTTTCGCTTGGCTAACAAGTGGAGGTTCCTGGTAGACGCCCCCTTCCCCGTGTCGGAGAAGTGTTGCAACTACCTGAAGAAGACTCCGTTCAAGAAGTTCGAGAGGGCCTCAGGACTGAAGCGTATCTTGGGGGTCATGCAGACCGACTCCCAGATCCGAAGGTACCGACTACTACGGGCGGGGTTCAACAACTACGCCAACGAGACCTCAACCCCGCTGGGGTTCTGGTCGGAGCAGGACATCCTCCTCTACTTGAAGACAACCGGCATACCATTCTGCTCCCTCTATGGAGAGATAAGTCAGGCTGAGAATTGCTTGGAGGTAACGGGTCTCACCCGAACAGGATGCATGTTTTGCATGTTCGGGATCCAGGCGGAGAAGTCACCCAACCGCTTCCAGAGAATGAAAGTCGACCACCCCGCCCAGTGGAAGTATTGCATGGACAAACTGGGCATCAGGGAGGTCATGGACTACCTTGGCTATCCTGTGGAGTAACTATGACATCACTTAATCCGGACTGTACCCTGTGCGACCTCACCGGTCAGCACGGGTAGTGTGCGTCAAGGGCTCAGGGCCCTCTCCCTGTGACATCATGATCATCGGGGAAGCTCCTAGTTTTAGACGGAGCGACCAGACAGTTGTCCCCTTCTCCAGACAGTCGGGGAAGCTCCTCTTCCAACTTTTACAGGAGGTGGGCATCTCCAGCGACCAGTGCTACATCACCAATGTGGTTCATTGCCCCCTGCGGGAGAACCAGACACCCAGTACCTCAGAGGTTAAAGCGTGCATGGAGTATCTCCTGGAGGAGATAGACCAGGTAAAGCCTCAGTACGTTCTCCTGCTCGGTGCTACAGCGTTGAAGGGGGTGCTCCGCAAGGGCAAGATCACGCAGATCCACGGGACCTTCATTGAGAAGGACGGGATAACCTACCTACCGACCTTTCACCCTGCTGCGGTCCTTCGTGACCCGTCCAAGATGGATCTTCTCCGGTCTGACCTGCGGAAGTTCGCCCAGCTGACCCTCGGGTATGACCCAACCTTAGCTCATGAACTCTCCTATGTGGTCATCACCTCTCTGGACCAGTTCAATGCATGCCTGGATGACTTGAGACAGTCTCCAGCTGTGGCCTTTGATCTTGAGACTTCAGGACTGGACATGTTCGAGGATGGGGCCAAGATCCATTGCCTGGGCCTGGCTACTCTGCACGGCACTCAGTGGATATTGCCGATGTCGCCATTTGACGGGGGTGAGCCGGTCTTCGACTATGCTACCCAGAAGATGATGATCGAGAGCCTAGCGGAGGTATTATCCTCCCGGAAGGTCATCGGGCACAACGCCAAGTTCGACAACAAATGGCTTAGGGTTATCTTTGGTGTGCGGTTCCCGCTTACCTTTGACACCATGATCGCCGCCCACCTCCTGGACGAGAACATCTCTGCTGGGCTGAAATATCAGGCTAAGATCCATTTCAACGCCCCAGATTATGACCTCAGCACTTCGGAGAAGAAAGGCAACGTCGACCCATCCCGGCTCTACAAATATTGTGCCTACGATGTCTATTTCACCGCTCTGCTCTACCAGAAGTTTAAGAGTGACCTAAACAACGACCCCGCCTTGAAGAAGGTGTTTATGTGGCTGATGATGCCCGCGGTAGAGGTCTTCGAGGAAATTGAACTCAACGGCGTGTTCGTCAACCAGGAGAAGATGTCCCAGCTGGAGAAAGAGCTACGGGCTCGGCTGGACGACCTGAAAGCCAAGCTTGAGAGCCTGGCCCCCGGCATCAACTGGAACTCACCTAAGCAGGTGGGCGATGTCCTCTACAACCAATGGGGTATTGCTCCGCTTGAGTACACCAAGAAGGGTCTGCCCTCGACCGCTGAGCCTGTGCTCCAGAGGTTGAAAAACCTACACCCAGGGGTAAATACCCTTCTAGAGTATCGGGAGGTCCATAAGCAGTTGTCCGGGTTCATTGAGGGCTGGCGCCGGTTCATCCACGGAGACCGGATGCATCCGAACTTCCGCCTGANTGGGACGGTGACTGGACGGCTTTGTTTAAGAGAGAATACTTCGGTTATGGTGCCGGGGGGGACAAAGCCTATCCAAGATATAAAGCCCGGAGATTTGGTATATTCCTATGATGATCGGCTGAGGTTATGCATAAGAAGGGTCAAAAATTCTGGCTTTGCCGGAAATAAGCCATGCTACAGAGTGCACTGGCTTGGTCAGGGTAGTCGGGAGAGTGGCTTCCTAGACGCCACGGGTAACCACCCGATTCGTTTAACCACAGGTGAATATATAAAAGTTGAAGACCTACAGGGCGGAAAGCTGGTAAAATGGCGGGGTAGATTGCACCACGGTGAGCATGTTCTTGCCCTTCACAGGTACACGGGTGATTACAATTATCTGTATATTACTGGCGAAAAGAAGAGAATAAAGGAGTGTAGGGTTATTTTTGAGCAACTTAATGGATACTCACCTGAACTCATACATCATATAAANGGTGATAAACTTGATGACTCACTGAACAATCTTTCCGGAATGAGTAGGTCGGATCATGCGGCTCTTCATGCTTGTAGGGACAGCAATGAAATGAGACGACGGGGCGTAGAATCTGGCGGGTTGTATAAAGCACGCGCACGTTCATTAGAAGCTCGAAAAGAGCGATACCGAAAGCGGTTTTCCGAGGAGGAACTAAAAGAAGCACTTCTACAGGGGAACGGAATTATTGGAGCCTGCAAATACCTTGGCTGTAGTTATTATTCTCTTAAGAGACGAATGGAGGAGCTTAATCTGGACTATGATGGAAGAACGTGTACCGGGAAGAAGTCGCAGTGTACGGTAAACAATCACATGATCACCCGTGTAGAAAAACTTCCCGGGATTTATCCTGTGTACGACATCGAGGTAGAGGAAACACACAATTTCATCGCTAATGAGTTATGTGTTCACAATTCTTGTAGTGAGCCCAACCTTCAGCAGGTACCCCGTGACCCCAAGATTCGCTCTCTGATCACAGCCCCTCCCGGCTGGACCTTTGTTGAGGCAGACTATTCACAGATTGAGCTTCGTGTGGCGGCCATGCTCTCTGGTGATCCCATGATGATCGACATCTTCAACCGGGAGGACGGGGACATCCACACCACTACAGCCATTGCGGTAAGCGGGAAGAGGGAGGTCACCAAAGAAGAGCGGAAGAAAGCCAAGGCCATCAACTTCGGGTTCCTCTACGGGATGGGCGCCACCAAGTTCAGGGAGTATGCTCGGGACAAGTATGGGCAAGATCTGACCATGGAGGAGGCTATCCGGTTCCGTCAGAGGTTCTTTGATCTCTATGCTGAGCTACCCCGGTGGCATATGAAGCAGCGGGATATCGTCAAGATGTATGGACAGGTACGGACGCTTACAGGGAGAATACGCCATCTCCCCGGGGTATTCTCACCCAGCGAAGAATTGCGAGCCTCTGCTGAGCGTCAGGCCATCAATACGCCGGTGCAGAGCTTTGCTTCAGACCTGACCCTGGCCTCCATCATTGAGATCTACCGGACCGTCCCGCGTGACCAGTGCCGGATCGTCGGCACAGTCCACGATGCAATCCTATTTGAGGTCCGGAATGAGTACATCGAGGAGGTGACTGAACAGATTAAGGCCATCATGGAGAAGCCCCAGATCATCACGGAGAAGTTCGGTATCCGGCTCCCAGTGCCTCTCGTCTCCGACCTTGAAGTGAAGCCGGGCGGCTGGGGTAGCGTTGAATAGAGAATTGTGAACACTTTTATATTAAAACTCCCAACCTTTTAGTGTAATACTATGGAGGTGAAAACATCGACAACACTTTAAACTTGTCCTTCTCCAAGGCCAAGGTCTGGAGAAGGTGCCGCCAGGAGTTCCACTACAAATATGTGGACCACCTGGAGAGAAAGCTCCCCGCAGTCCCGCTGATCCGTGGAAACATCATCCACGAGCTCATCAGCGTCTGGATGTCCGGGGGTAACTGGCGGGAGGTCCTTGCCGGTTACGTAGACAAGTACAACCGGCTCTTTATGGAGGAGAAAGAGCTCTACGGAGACCTGCCCTCTGACATTGAGCGGATTATGGAGAACTACACCCAGAAGTACCAGCACGACCAGTTTGAGTACCCTGCCGTAGAGCTCCCCTTCTCTGTCGAACTCCTGCCCGGGGTCAACTTCAATGGCCGCATCGATGCGATCATGAGGGACGCCGACAAAGGGCTCTGGGTGATGGAGACCAAGACTCACAAGAGGCTGCCAGACGACGACGTACGGCTGATGAACCTTCAGACAGTCCTCTACACCTGGGTCGTACCTCAACTTGAGCAGTTTGAGGGTCAGGAGACCAAAGGCGTCCTGTGGAACTACATTCGTACCAAGCCCCCGGCGATCCCCGAGCTCTTGAAGAGCGGCTCCCTGTCCCAGAGGAGGAACATAGACTCAGACTATGATACCTACCTCGCGGAGATCCGCAAGCACGGTCTCAACCCGGATGACTACGTCTCTATCCTCAGTGTCCTCGAGGGCAAACAGGACCGGTTCTTCCGCCGGATCCATTTCCCTCGTCCTCCGCAGAACCTGACCCAGGCGGTCCTTCGGGACCTGATAATCACCGCCGAGGAGATCATGGATTACCTCGGCATCGGCTGGAGTGAGTATGACCTGGACACCAGGCCTCGTCCACGGCTCTACCGGAACCTCAGCTCGTTCCAGTGCAAGGGTTGTGCTTACCGGCCCTTGTGTGAAGCCGAGCTCTTCGACATGGACATAGACTTTGTCAAGAAGAGCTTGTTCCAGCTCCGCAAGAAGGAGAATAAAGGAGAGAGCAACAATGGCAATACAGGATAAATTCTTACCCGTGGGAGAAGTCCCCGGGCACCTGAGCGTCCTGATCTGGGGGCGCTCAGGTACAGGGAAAACCACCCTTGCGGGTGACTTCCCGAAGCCCTTGCTTCTGGTTGATGTCCGGGAGCAGGGGACCGACGGACTGCGGAACGTGCCCGGGATCGATGTTCTTCCCACTGGAGACCTGGGATGAGCTTCAGGAGCTCTACTGGTATCTTGTTGCGGGTAAGCATCCCTACAAGACCCTGGTCATCGACACAGTCACCCAGCTCCAGGACGTGGCCTTGGAGAAGGTCCTGAAAGACGAGGGGAAGACCATCGACTCCCCGATCACCCAGTCGAACTGGGGTACCATGGCCAAGATGATGAAGTCCTGGATGCTGAGCTTCAGGGACTTGCCCATGCATACCGTCTTCCTGGCACAGGACCGGGTTAACAATGTGGAGGGGTTCGCTGACCAGATGGTCCCTGAGGTTGGTCCCAGGCTTAGTCCCTCCGTGGCCGGCATGCTCAACGCAGCAGTCAAGGTGATCTGCCAGACTTTCATTCAGGAGGATACCCGCAGAGGTAAGGATAACCGCATCCACCGGGTGATCACCTACCGCCTCAGGGTTGGACCACACCCGCTCTACCTCACCAAGGTTAGGCAGCCCAGGGGGTGTGAATTGCCCCCGGACATCATCGACCCGACCTTTGAGAAGCTGAACTCCATCATTCAGGGACGGTGGGGCCAGCCAGCCGAAGAAGCGAAGTCAGCCGATGATGCTCCCAAAGAACAGCAGTCGATCAAGCCTCAGGCCCCGCAGCTTAAGCGCAAAGGTCTGAGAACTCTTAATACACCATAACACACAATTCTTTATTGGTGATGAGAAATGACATCAACCCAAGTACGCAGGAACGCCGCCATGCCGGCACCCAGGAAGAGACCCGGAATACTCAATGTCGACTTCACCGGAGTTACCTCCGGTGGTAGCTACAACATCCCCGAAGGCGACTACGTTGCCGAGGTGACGGAGGTCGAGCAGAAGCTCTCCAAGCAGCAGAAGCCGTTCATCGCTTTCACTCTCACCCTCCGTGGTGACCAGGAAGGCAAGAAGCTCTTCCACAACTGCTCCCTTCAGCCGCAGGCCCTGTTCAACCTGCGCCGTACCCTTGAGGCCCTCGGGTATGAGGTACCCAACGGCCCGATGGACCTCGACCTCAACGAGCTCAAGGGGCTCTATATGGGGGTCCATGTTGAAGGTGAGGAATACCAGGGCAAGGTCAGGCCTCGGGTCACCGACGTGTTCCCGCTGATTGAAGAAGGCGGAGATGAGGAGAATGCCCCGGAAGATGACCTTTGAGGAGCAATCTGAAGAAGCCATTGTGAAAAAGATCCGGAAAGCCCTCCAGGGGAGCGTGGGGGGCTTCTGGTTCAAGGTACACGGGGGACCCTTCCAAATGGCAGGTCTCCCTGATCTTCTCGGGTGTGTTCAGGGACGGTTTATCGGGATAGAAGTCAAGAGGCCGAGTCGCATGACCAACGTCAGCCCCATCCAACAGCGTNTGATCCNGAAGATCAACCTGAACGGAGGGCTCGCCATTGTATCCTGTGACCCTGACACTGCCGTGGAAGAGGTCACCCGCTTTCTCTCAACTCCATAAGCTCCCATTTTTAGGACTCTTTTACCTTGCTTCGTGTATAAGACACGTAGCAGCCAGTTTTAAGCCAGTACCAGTTCTAATGTATAAACACATTGGGGACTTAGCGATCACTCACTATACCTAGTGCTACGAGCCCGGTTTTCTGGCTTGGGACGGTTTATCGGGATAGAAGTCAAGAGGCCGAGTCGCATGACCAACGTCAGCCCCATCCAACAGCGTATGATCCAGAAGATCAACC